CCGTAATGGGATCGACATGCATCCATAACTGTTAACCATCGTGGAGGGATAAGTTCCTCAACAACAGCTGAGGCTATGGAATCGCTTGCAGATGAGAGGTCAATTGTAGCTAAGTGGTTAGTTATACTACCCACTCGGGCTAGCTCTTGGTTTCTCGCCTGGAAGCGTAAGTCAACCCCACACCGTCGGAGTCGTCTACGGATCATTTCGCCAACAGACTTCTGGAAAAACAAATTAATACCAGATTCTATGGCGATAACTCGATTCGCTTTCGCATCCTTCGGTACAGTGATAACCTTATTACCCACTTGAAAGGAGGGAAAACCTTCCAATCGCAACTGTGAGGCCCAAAGAGGATAAACTTTCTCTAGGAACTCATAGGGAACAAGGTCGTACAGATCTTGCGTTATTCCGGTTTCACGCCGGAATTTCTCTTCTGGACTGGCTTCCCTACGCTTTATCAACGTAGAGGCGCCAGGACCCCAGTCGGGAGATGAAAGAAACTCTTCCGCGGAAAACGCGCCCAGGATTCTCTCAATTTTTCGAATGACTGCACTATGCAGCCAGACGGCACGACCGGTAAATAACGGGTCGCGAGAAAGGTCCTGAAAACGTGCGTTCGTTCGCTTACACAGAAGTTCGAATTTCTCGAATTTCTGCATTGCTACTTCGTCTAAGTCATAATCAAGAGTTAAATCCTTGAACTTCGACAGAAACTCGGTAGCAGCGTAAGCGTCTCGTAACTCGTCTACTGAGTTGTAGTCGAGCGGATTAAACCGAAGTTTGGCTAGTTGCTCGTGCTCTCTATTTTCATATAAGAGCCAAGCCGCTAACGACCTCGGACAATCCAGAGAGGAAAAGTAATCTTTCACCACCCTAGAAGTAACTCCTAGGGGAACGCGGTATAGCCTAAGCCCTTTAAGGAGCCTAGAAGCATGCTTTGCAAAAGACATGTGACCTCCTGAAGTTATCTACTCTAGTCTGATAAGCTTACCAGACAGGCTCAAGGGTCTCAACAGCAGCAATTAGTGGCGTCAGGGTACTCTCTGTCGGCACGTCATCGCTGGCATTAATAACCGAGAGAAATCCCGAAGCAACTCGACGGAGCAATTCTTGCCGCTCCGCCAAGGTACCTCGTTCAGGCAGTAGGAACTCCATGATCGCTTGATGCGAATAAGCTTTCTGCGGAGCCGGTAGAATGCCGGACACCGTAGAATTGCTGATCGTCTCAAGCGTCGAGAGGTCAAGCTTATACGTCACTTTGTACAAACGCGAGCTTTTGGTAGGCTCGCGAACGGACATTGTGATCGTGTGGGCCCCAACAGTCGGCACTCCTGCCGGCTGAAGGACCCATTTCGCTACACCGGGCTGATCCCTTTGGAATCCGCGGGGTTGAAACGTCCCGTTATTCGCGATCGTCGCCGACGTTGTTTTGTGCGGTGAGACTAAGTCGAGAATAGACGAGGTATGCCACAAAGCCTGTAGGGCCATGTGATAAAGCTCCTAATTAAATTACGAGCAGTACGTGTCCTCTACCGGAAAGTACGCTTTAGCAAGGCCAGTGCATTTGCCGCATGTGTAAAAGAGAACGGGTTTTTGAAAGATGGAAACGAATTAACAGGCAAGGTGTTTAATCTTGTCCTGTCAAAGCGTACCACCTCTCTACCGTAACTCCCCGACGTTTGCAACATTTGTCCAGACCCAGGGGCGGACTCTCCAGCATAACGTACAAAAGATTCCATTTGCTGCTTTGTAAACAGGGTTTGATACCCGTCAAAGAAGACCAGACCTGGATACCCGTGAAGGGTTTCCAGCCACGGTCCAATAGGCAGGAACCAATCTGCCACAAAGCTGAACGGAATAGTTTCCCAAACGAGGTTGATTGGGTTTAGAAAACCAGACTGCGCCAAAAAAGCCAGCAGGTGACTTTCGACCGTGAACCGCACTCCGTATTTACAGCGGCTTGTCGTATGGACTCTTGTCCATCCGGCTACCGTAGGTGAATACGTTGCTAATCCAAGGTCTGAGACATCCCACCTACTCGTTTGTGCACTTGCAGTAACCTGCTTTATCGCTGCATCGGCGAGATTCATTTTCGCCAAGGCTTCCATCGCTCCATGTAGGTCCATAAGGAGAGGTTTCCAACCATACTGCATTTGCAGCCAATTATCAGCTGCAGTGCGGGTGTGGTCAGGTCCTTTTCTTTTACGACCTCCATAGTTCGGAGTGGTAGCGCCCCAAATCGTTTTTATAGCCGTAGGAATGTTTCCATTCTTTAAGGCTATACCAGCTTTGGCAAGTCTCTGAGCTGTGTCTGTAATCAGCCTGATCGTTTGCCGAATCTGTACAACGTCTTGCGCGAGATTACCTTCAATCCCTTGCTCTATACGTTGTATTAACTTTTTGACAGCCTTTGATTGAGCCACCGAATCATGAAGTGGCGCAGCAGGCGGATTGTACCGTCTCGTAAAGGCACTGTACTGGTTGAAGTATATCCCTGTTGAGGGGATATCAAACATTTCAATCAGGCCAGCATCTGTTACGTCCTCGAGAAAAACAGAGTGCGGGTTAACCGGACGCTGCTTCTTCGGTATCTTTCCGTATCCCGGGGTTCTAACCCCAGACCATGAACGCGTGTAAGCCGTTTCAGTTGAGATAGACGGGGAAAAGAAATATCCTCCGTTGTTTCCTTCACTGAAATTTTGGCGAACTCGAGTCCGGGTCTCTGGATTTGGTCGGATATTCGATGAACGAGGAGCGACTGTACGTTTTCCCGGCGGAAGTTGAACTTTCCGCCGCACATCGCGTCGTGAAGCATTTACTGACGCGCCGTAATCTTGGGAAGGTATTTGGCCAGGTCCACCTTTTGGGTAGACCCAGTGTACACGCCTTCCGGATCTGTACCATCGTCCGTTATACACCTTCAAGAAAAAGAGCCACGCTTTCTTTGGTCTCGATGAAAACTTAGCGAGAGGCACTTCCGAGAAATCTCCAAAGCCCGTTTTTACGGGGCGAATGGAGGACTCGTATAGTGGTCTCCCACGGTCGTCAAAGAGGCAAAGGTAAACGTACTCTCCGTCTTCCAGTGTAGCTTTGGATGGCGCAGCGCTAGTCAACAAACTAGCATACGAAGGATTAGCATCAAGAAAGGGTGATTGGAACACTCTCGAGTCCTTTCAAGAACTCGAGACATCTCCCTAGCTCGACACTGTCGAGCCCCAAGAACGTACCTAAGGCGACGAGTACGACCATGATGAGCAGGGTTTCTCCGAATCCCTTGTTACCCTCGCGGGTTAAAGGGAACCCGGGACCCTGTTTCAACTTTGGAAGCACTTTTAAATCTCCTTAGTTATTGCGCTTGGGGATGAGCACGTAGTGCTCATTAAACCGTCCCGGTATCCTTAAGCCTTCTTAAGAGAATACCAATGGCAATCGATACGTAACTGGACTCTGAATACTCTTCACCAACTTTTACATTGGCGAGGAAGGATTCGAGATCCCTTTCTACAACTTCAACCCCATCATGACCTAGAAAGTGACAGTTCAAATCCGACAGATAAAGATCGTCGGTAAGTGGACCATTTATCCAGATCGTGTCAAGGTTGTCATTAGTAGAAATGTGTAGGGCAAATCTCGGCTTGTGGCCAAGAAGTGCTCCACGGTTACGGAAAGGATGCTTTGCCATTGATACCTCCGAAGAAGGTTCGGACC